TTCTTAAGATCAGGATCTTGTATATCCTTATGATTGACTGTGATCTCAGTAGGTTTCTTCTTTACTATGTCTTTCTTTTCAAAATCCACGCCTAACGCCTTTGCTAGATTTTTGTTGGGATCCATAATAATTCCTATCACAAAAGTGAAAATATACCTTATGTATGACTCGTAGTTCTATTCAGCAGCAGATCCACCCAGTTCAACGATGTAATCTAGTACGATAGATCTCTTTGCTTCTTCTGCTGGACTTGCTGATAAATACGGGCCGAATCCAGCATCAACAATAAATCCATTATCGTGTGCTTGTTTAATTTCCGCAGTAATTCCTGCAAAGTCGTAGGTTGCCCCGTTCCAGTATTCACTATTAATTCCACCAGGCGCTCCTTGAAATGTCCATTGCACTACCATATGAATTTCACTGTCAGTGGTTGATGGGAAAATAGTTCTCCAGTTACGATTTCCCCAGAAATTACCTGCTAATCCGTCTGCTGTTCCACCACCATATCCAACATACGGTGTGAGTTTATACAGATCAGGGTTCAAATCATATGTACCTCCTGCACCCTGAATCATAGGAACTGCTTCTCCTATAATATCTAATCCTCGATCACGGTAAAACTCAAAGTAACCCGGCGCACGGGGAATTCCATAATTACCTGCTGTATCTCCAGCATTAGAGGCAGCATCTACCATGAAACCATGGATCCCAACTTCATCTCTCCAAGGAATGACTTCGTTCTCACGGAATTCTATATGTGAAGATTTACTAAAGTCTGGTATAGGGAATCTTTCCTTTGTATCCCCAGACCAACCAGAATTAGATTTCAAGACCATGGCCAGATTTCCCTTTGCTGGATCAGTCTGTGCGGTATCATGGAATGCCAACTGGTAACCATCATAGACATAGACTTGTACTGGATCGCCGGCTGCGGCCTTCGAGTCTATCCAAGGTTTCAGGAAGTTAATAAATGATTGCTGACGATCAGCAGTTGCAGCAGTCACATCCACGCTCTTTCGTTTACCTGTAGTAGTGAACACATATTCAAGTGTTGCCCCACTTGACTTCACGGTTGCTATATTTTGTTTATCACTCCAAGTTCCTAGATTTGGATCACCCGCTGACCATGATGCACTAGGTACTCCATTACCCGTGAAATTGCTAGTTCTACTACCCATTGCACCTCTTATACTAAATCTACGGAATCCTCTTTCATATTCTCTCTGTAGAGTTATTTCAGCGAGAGTTCTTATGGCATCCTGTGGATCAGCAGTGCTACCTGAAGTTACGCCTGGGTTCGTTATCTGAGTCGCGTCAGATGTCATTCTCCAGGCTTCGATTCCCTTATTCCCGACAGACAAATCTATAGAATAAAATGGTCTTCTATCTACAACAAATGACTTATATTTAGTAGACCCAAATGTAGGCCCAATATAGTTTCCGTAAGTATCTATCGCTCCAGTTACGCCATAGTTCCCTACTTCATATGTGTGTTGATATGTATCGTATGTTTGTCCTGCGGTAAAGCCAGATATGTCACCAGAAATACCAGTCTGGAAAAATTGATATGCTCCAGATTTACCCAAGTTATAGTCCCATGATCTTATGGTTGCATCTGTAATAATATTAGAAGATTTCTCCGGACCATACACATATGTCTTGGCAGTAAAGTCAAAGGTTAGAAGAATATTTCTTCTGGTTTCAAAATCACCATCATAGTCTTCTGCCAGTGTTACATCATTTAGAATGATTGGAACGTCTACCTTCTTGAATAGATCGGTGAAATTTATTCTGATATTGAAGTCAGGGGAGAACAATGGTAGAACTTGCTCCATTATTTGGAACCCGTCATCCATGTTTCTTACCATAGCATAAAGGGAGAACGTGACATTGTATGGCACTTCTGAATATGAAAATGTCGTGGTTCCATCAGAGGATGGAGTGGCCCAAGTTTGATTGAGTCTGTTTTTTACTCTACCAGAATCGTATGATATTGCCGTGATTTCAAATGACATTCTAGGTAGAGTGATCTGTACGCTAGTTTGCTCTTCGTTAATGCTACTTGGCTGATCAAGGCGCATCAAGAATTTTTCAGAGGGACCATATGCTAGGGGGACTCTAATACGATCTATCTGGTCGCCGGCTCTGTTAGTTCTTTGAATTACTATGTTATCAAACAAAGATCCAAAACCAACAACTAACTTTCTTATTGCTGCATTATAGTATGTACTAAACATTAATAGTTACCCTCCGAGAATGGATCTGTTTCGGAAAAGTCTAATATGCTTTGTTTCTCGACACCAAAAGTATTAGCATCACCGTCAGGAATATTACTAACAACATTCTCTGGAATTATAAGGTTAGTAGTATCTGAGTCTGTTAGATAGTATTCTGTTTCAGATTTATTACCTTTAACTGTTTCCGAACCATCAGTTACAAACGAACCGCTCGCACTCGACACTGTTAGTTTACTTGTTAATAGTGACCAGCCAACTACGGTTGCAGAAGCAGTTGCCTGTCCTAGTGTTGCACCCGTTAGTCCAACGGCTTGGAATACTGTTTCACCTAAGTAGTAGCCAGGTCCAGAGTTGACCGCTGTTCCTACTGTAAACTCTGTTGCGTATTCCTTCGTGTTCTGTAGTTGATCCGGACCACATACACCAGTCTGGAATTTTTCTAGTGAGTAGGTGAAGAGTTCGGCTTGAATAAGGTAGGTTTGATTCTTACCTAACTGATAGAATGGATTCTCATGCTCTACGAAGTTAATCTCAAACAGATAATTACCAAAGGGAAAGAATATAAGATCGCCTTCTCTTGGTCGATTAATATCAGTTTCTAGATTACCAATCTCATCTATAAACCTACGACGAGAAACAACCATCTCAACTTTATCTTTAATCTCTAGTCCATACTTGGCTAGAATATCACCTTCGCCTTGGAACCCGTCGACACTCTGGAGGTACATTTCAATTTCATATGTCTTGGTAAACTGACTAAGAACGTCTTCTCCGAATAAAAGATCCTTCTTCACATATTCTCTAGGAAGATATAGAACATCCATACCCATCGTTTTGATTGCTTCGATGGTTAGGTCTTCCATTAGGCTTTGTTCTGGAGCAGAACTTTTAAAGTTGAAGTATGGATTTGTTGCCATTTATTACCCTGTCATGAAGTCGATAGGAAGTTCGTATTGCCCTCTAATCTCTTCTTCTAGTCTTTCTACCTCTTGCTCTGCTTGCTGGTATATCTCTCCACCCTTGAGACTGACTCCGCCAGGTAACTGAATACCATCATACTTGAGCATGTTCATACCCCACTGCTTCTTTAACAATGCAGTGAAGTATTTCTTTAGCATTCTATCATTAAATATCTCAGTGTATAAATTTGGATTCAAAGCGGCATACGCTTCTACGACTATGAAGTCACCAACTGTTGCATCAGTAGACCAGTCCATATCGATGTGTAATTTATTTGTTACTTTACTGAATCGTAATGCCTTGTCTGGATTGAAGAAGTCGTTGATTAGACTATTGTAACGTCTGAAGATATCATAAGAAGCAAGAGGTTCTGATCCTCCACCAAACGCATTGCCTGTATTAATACCAAAGACATCATTCAATGCCCACTGATAACGAACATCAAACATGTTAGATGACGAAGATTCCATGCGGAAGATTCTCACAACCGAAACAATATCTGAACCATCAGGTCCATTTCCAGTAGGACCATCAACGGGTGGTAGATTAGATGTAGAGATGTATCGATTTGTGATATCATTAGAAGTTATTTGATGCTTGAAATAACAACGCTCAACGCCATCGAAGTGTCGTTCTGTAAAGAATTCAAGTGCTTCGTCTAAACGATCTTCTGCCTGCTGGTAATCAACATTAATTTCAACAACAGGTGCGCCCAATTTACGCATGGCGTAATCGATAATTTGCTCTCTTGATGCAAGACTACCCATATGAGAACCTCCTATGTTCTTAGGTATGTATAAGAACATAGGAGGCGCTATAGATTTAGAATATTATTATGCGGTTGGTGGTGGTGCTTGGTTAATTGTAACCTGAACCATTTCTACATCTTTCATATCCATTTGTTCTATGTAGTAACGTCTAGTGATAGGATTATTTGCCTCATCTGGGGAGGATGGTTCATAGTTAGTAAATCCAGGCATGTTTAGAGGACACGAAACTTTTGGATAATCTAGTTTACCATACTCATCATTTTCAGCAACTAACCAAGTTTGCTTCCTATCTCCACAGCCACAACCACCACAATAAGATCGTTCTGGATTTACTTTACTTTGTCTTAAATATTCACAGGGTGGTAGTTCTCCACTTCCCTGACATGAAAGAACACGAAGTTGCTTAGTTTTCCTATCGATTTTATTGTTTGATAAACCTCTTGATGCCATTGCGGCAGCAAAAGAACCTACCATACCAATTCTATCTTTTAGGGTTTTCTTTTTTACTTCCTTTGCAGGTGCAAACTTTACATCTTCTTTTTTTTTGTTCTTTTTTTTCTTTTCCGCATCAAGCCGTCGTTGGATATCTGATTCTGACATATGAACTCCATCAAATTATAAGGGCTAGTTTATTGTAAACATTTGTTGGGATAGCATTTTGTAATGCTGTTCTCAAACTATCCGGATCACTATTTTCCCATCTTACACTAGTATTTATACCCGTCAAGATTATTCTTATTTTTTCTTCACCAGAAATTCCTATCAACTGGCCAGGATTCGCATTCCCGAAAAGACACTTCAGGAATTCTACAACACTACTAGAATTTTCTGTTGTACTTTCTGTGACATGACTAAAGTCAATTTCTTTACAGTATATTGACCCACTTCTTGTTTTAAGATTACCTACTGTTGTGAAATTAGTTTCAGTAAACTTAGAGACAAATGTGATTGCTACTGTTTCTGCTAAGTTAGAAACAAAATCATCATAACCTAAATTGTCGATAGTGTTCTTCCTGAAGTTTAATTTGTTCATGTATAAAACATCTGGTATTACGGCTTCTTCAATAGACGTTGGTAAATCACTAGCGAGCATTTTTCTGTTCACTAAGGTAGGCAATATACACTCGCTTAATTGTGTATCACTTCCAATAGTATTATCTAATCCAATATATCTTATACTAGGAGTCTTTGAAATCTTAACATAACTTAATGAATTTCCTAGTAATTCAATATCAGTTAGGAATGGTTTCTTTGTTAGATCAATCTCAGATATGTTACATCTAATTGCACTAAAACTTACTATCTGTGGGAAAGTCCCTCGTATTGAAGATAAGTTATTATTGTAACTTAAATTAATATTAGTTAGATAAATTTTATCTTCATTACCAAAATCAATTTCACTTATGTTATTATAAGAAACATCTAGAGTTGTGAGATATCTCGCCGAAGATAAATCATAATTTCCTGTTATGTTATTATTACTTAAGTTAAGAGACTCAATTGCAAGAGCATTATCCAAATTAAGGCCTTGAAGATTGCTACTCCTTAGATCTAATATCCTAAGAAGAGGTAATGATACAGCCTCAAAATCTTCTTGTAGAGTAGTCCAGTTGTTACCCTGAACTGCAAATTCTCTCAGATTTGTCATTCCTTCTAGATTGACATAAGTAATCTTTCTATCAAGGGGTGGTGGAGCAACCTGCCAACCAAATTGAGGATCATTCAAACTTATACTTGTAATATCACTTGCTGGTTGATTTGTTTGTAGAACAGAACCACGAATTTCTTTTAGTGTTTCTCTTGATTTTGGAATCATGAAAGGTTCTTGTTTATCCACTCGGAAGAACAGAGGTGAACCAAATTCAATTAATATATTATCTAAGAAGGATCCAGAGGCACCAGAAACACCTTTTATGAAGTCTCTGAATGGTTCAAACTCCCAGTTATATTTCCGTAAAGAAATTTCTCTTGAGTCTGTAAATTTACCCGATGTTGGTTCCGAGTCGGTAGGGCCTCCATCAAGAGAATATAGTCCCATGACATCTGCTTGATACCCCACTTGTTGACTTGATAATGGGAAAGCAGAAACTGTGGGATCTCCACATTGCGAACCAGCCCAAATGTCATCTTGGTTTTGTCTATCTCTTCTTGCAAAAATACTGACTACATCAGGATCAGCAGCATTTGGATTATCTGACTCTTTACACTGACACACTGCTGGATCTAAGTTGACTGGAACATCAGAAAAGTCTTTGGTTAGATATGCAACCTTACCACAGTCTCTACTATTTCCATTTGTATCTGTACAAACTGTTCCCGCTCCGTGGAAGAATCCATTTAAGGCTTCACATTCTCCAAAGGACTTATTATCAACACAGTTAGTTGCAGATGTACAACAAGATCCTGTTGATACTGGCTCTGGGTATGTTGAGTCATGTTCTTCACATGTTTCACATGTGTTAATCCACTGACCAAATTGAAGTTCACAATCTTTGACCGTAAACCCTGATAAACAAGATCGCTGCTTACCAGTTCCTGCTCTATATGAAATCAAATCACCAGCACTTGTGTTGCTATAGTAAGAACCTTGTGCTACAGTATCCAGAATACAAAGACCTAATGTATCTTGAGTTTCTAATCCGCCTTCAATACAGTCAGTACACTTCTTACCACCCTCCCATTCACTTCGTATATAATCACTCGGATCAGCCGGCAACACATTCCCTGCGGCTTCGTATCTATCTTTTCTTCTTGCCATGGTTTCATAACATTGAAACTCTGTTAACATATCATGACACTCAACATTATTAATGCTTTCGCCTGGAACAAAGGAACTTATATTATTTAAATTGTCGATAACATTACATCTACCTGCAAGAAATTTGATTCCAACACCCGAAGGTAAGTTTTTTGCTAATAATTTTCCATTTACAGGCCAATTCTCAATTTCATCACAATAGAGTCCTGCGTGCCAAACACCCTTCTTATCAGCACATCCATCATATGTTGTAGCATCACATCTCCAACGAGATCGATCCGGATCATCATTATCATACCACTGACATCCACCCCACATAGTTGCCTTGCTTACATCACCATCAGTTGAACTAACGACGCCACCCTCACCGGTGCATTGACCCTCATCTGACATAAGTTCGACCCATACACTTTCTCTTGCCTTTATTCTTAAATCAAGCATATCTAAAGAGTTTAATGCATTCCTTCGAGCCTCTAATTCAACATCCGTATATTCTGGTAGTGTAACACCATTCCATGCACCTGTCGTTCCATAATATTTCATTGTGGTTGGTTTGGAACAAACCACAGAAGCGCCCTCTAGCCCGCTGGGTTCTCTTGGTATGGGTGGTTGTCTGTCTCCAATAAGTCGATCATTTATACAGTCGTAATTACCATTAGTATTACAGTCTGTTCCTTCGCCCTTCCAAGAACCACCATTGTTGACACAATCCACTTGAGTTAAAACCCCAAGACATTTTTGTGCCTTACAACATGATCCTAATTCTTGAGTATTGGGTAGTCGTTCAAATCCACATGGATTTGAACTACATCTAACTGCCAGTTCTGTTGAAATACCATCATGGTAAATACCACCTAAGTCTAGACAATAACTTTTATTGCATGTATCAAAACAACCATCATCGATACAACATGCGTGCTTTACACTGTTCGGTGTAATGCTAGAGTCTGCTTGTTTGCAAGTCTTACCCCCGAAGAATTCTGCATCAAAGTTTTCTGCATCAATACAAAATTCTTCTGTTACATTTTCAATACAACTAGAACATCTTACACATGCTCCGTGTTGATCTGAATTAAAGTTATCAAGACCGTCATTAAAACCAGAATCATCTACTGTAGGACATGAATTATTTAAACAAGATGAATTTTTCCCTCGAAACAATCCGAGTTCTCTTTTACAATCTATAAATTTTACATTATCCTCACAAACAAATTCAGTATTATCTGTGTTCAATTTACAACACGCACCTACATCAGAGGGATCGGGTTGAATTGATTTTGATCTTGTTCTAAAGTTGATTGGCATTCATATTACCTTCGCTTATAACTTATATTAGTTTTACCATTTAGTTTAGATATCACTAATTTCACTGTAGTATTTATCTGTCTAAAATCTATGTCGTTTTGTTTATTAGACTCATTGACTGCCTGTCTGTTTATATTTGATCTATAGAAAGGTGACGGATATTCAGTATTTCCGTTTCCGCCATCTTTCAAAGATGGTCCAAATACTCTACCATTCTTTCGACAAATGCTATTTGGATCTGGCTTGTATGGTGGTTTATTTGACGGTATATGATTATTAAAACCGGACGCTGAATTACTTCCACCATTTCTATGAGGATTCTTATTGGCAGGTATTCTTACTGGAGTATCGCATGAAGTTCCTGTCACAGATGGACTTCTCTTTGTACTCTTATCGAACAATAACCTGCATGTGCTTTGTATTTTATCTTCACATAATCGATTATTCGGACCCGGACACAAGTTTGTACAATTGATGCAATTACATACATCACATGAAGATGTGTTAGCAGCATCTAATAGATATTTTGGACTTCCTGTTTCTGGATCTATTATTGTTCTATCTATTCCTTCCGCGAACTGACAACCATCGCCGACAGGACAGACACCAGAGCCCGAACACCAACCACACTCCTTTGCAATTCTACTCTGATCACTATTTTCACTACATAGTCCTTCATCACCGAGACAGTCGCCGGCGAAGTCCCCTAGTTGATTGTATTCATCACATATTTCGCCACTAGAACCACTAGGTGTTATATCAAATTCGTCAGCAAAATATATTCTTTGATCTAGAGTACATGGTGCTGATTTGCAACCACCGGGATTTCTACAACATTCACCTGCATTGTATGGAATTTCATTTCCTTCTGGAGTGACGAATGGTTTAAAAGATGGTCTTCCTTTGAAGGCTGTAGCACCGGGTGGTGAAAACACTGGAGGATAGCCTGGTGGTATTGGTTTATATGGACCACCAGCAGAACCTACTGGTTTTGAAAAACCAGGCTTTCCACCATTGAAACCACAATCACTACAAGTAATTACAATGTCATCTATGTCGCATTCGCATCCTTCATTTGGATTTTCAGGATCAATCTTTTCTTCATTGTCATCACAATCAATACTCCAAGTTGCACAACAACATGCAGCAATAAAATCACCCTTAACACATCCTACATCGTCACAAGTTTGCCATGGATGCCACACTCCACCCACTGATTCTTTGCATCGATTATTTGTGTTGAAATAACTATCGGGATTACTCGGATCTATCTGCTGGCCCAACCAAATGGAAGGTTGAATAAAATGAAAACAGTTCCCCCCATCCAAACAACATGCTCCCTTAACCCAAGGCAAGTCCGGAGTTACGCTACCATTGCCGGGACTACTCACGGCCCCAAATCCTGAGAAAAAGAAACCTTCAGTATCATCTATTTCGCGATCCTCATCATCGTCATCGTCGTCGTCATCATCATCATCGTCACAACTATCAGTAGGACCACAACACTCAGGAGACTGTGGGTCATCACAACAAGGACTTCTAAATGGATGTCCAGTAGGACAATCACAACAACCAGTTAATTCACATGGACAGATACAAGGCCCTGCAATGCTACAATTAACAGAACCACATGTAGAATCTATTCCCATAAAGATTCCTTGTAACGAAGAACATTCTTGTGTAGTTAAATCCCCTACACAATTTTCGTCGCAGAAGCAACACGCTCCACGGAACTCTTGATTACCACAACAATCATCACATTCTGTATTTGGTCCCAACCATATTGTGCCAGGATTCGTCTCAGCGATCGCAAGACAAATACTTTCCAACATGATACCACGACAATTGCCATTTGCGTCGTCACAACAAGCACCTACTGGATCAGGACTACATACATTTATATCGTCACAAATACTACACACATCTTCTGTTACTGATGATGGAACAAAATATCCATTGATTAAATTACATTGTAGTAGAGTAGATGGTGTTAAACATTTAGGTGGTGCAGAAGCACTTGCTCCCTCACCATACTGAGGTTGACCTAAGCATCCTGAACATAAACCGTTGGGTGAAGGAGTTCCTTGTAGTTCAGTACAAGCGGCCGTATCTCGAACTTCAACACAACCAAATGGACATGGCGCACAGCATTTAACTGGTAAGTCGTTTCCTATATTACATTCTTCACAACTGGTTACTGTTGTTGCACCTAACGACTCACAACTATTACAACCATCTGCTATTGTTAAACAATATCCTCTATCAGCAAAACAACACTTCTGTACTGGTAAATTACATACGTCGAAATCACAGTGTGCATAGTTAAACTTTCCTTCACCACAACACACATCACAATTTCCAAGAAAACAATTTAAATATTCTGGAAAATCTGCTCCGGTAGGTATACAATCATTGCCGTCATCTCCACAGCAAGAGTGGCCAGGTGGTGGTTCATAATCACCATCATCACAAAGAATTCCTGTATTTACTACACCCTCTATTCCAGAACAACATCCACCTGTAATTCCGCCACCGCATTCTGAATCAGTTCTTCTATAGCAGGGAACTGATGACTCAAAAGATCCATTTAATCCATCACAGTATGTTTTATTTACAAAGTTAATACAACCAAGATTACTACAACATGATCCTAATTCATCTTCTTTGAATATATCAACATCCCAACCATATCCTGTTTGTGTTGCAAACCAAGTGCCACCATTATCAATTGTTACAAGGTTTACTATATCAACACCGTTTGTGAAAATTGGTGTTCCAGCAAATTTTATATTTTCTGGGAATTTGATATTATTTGGCCCGCCATCAATAATGAGAGTGACGTTTTTCATTTCACCAAATTCATTACCATCATTACTACCAAGAGATATTCCAGCCCGCTGTTCATATGACCAAGTAATACCTGAGATATCAATAGGTGCAGAAACATTAAAAACGTCGGTATTAGTAATATCGAGTTCTACTCTACCGCTAATAGATCCACTTATTAACGAATCACATTCTGAAACTGTACTGGTACAACAACCACCATACGGATTGTCTTCTACTGTACCTGCATCCTGACACGAACAAACTGAATCACATGAAATTTTCCAGTTCCATGCAGTGCCGTTCGACGAAACGAATCCACAACCAGGCATTACAACTAAACGAATCTTACCATACCACGGACTGCTTTCATTTTGAGATTCAAAATAATCTTCTTCTATACGAATACAATAACTATGTGTTTTTTCGCCCAAGTCAGAGTCTGGATCTGTGCAGAATGGTTTACCTCTAAAGAACTTACCTTCTAGACTATCGTCAGATACACAGTTCGTATCAAAAATTACTGCTTGTTCGCTGGGGTAATCAACGGCAGGTGCGCCCGTAGATCCACTCCACACTTGAGGATGGATACCCGCCGAATAACCTTCATTTAAATTTTGATATGGTGTATTGAAACCTATTATATCTCGACGATAATCGGTGTTACCATAACCTTCTCCATTATTATTTTCTCCAGAAACAAGTAGAAGGTTACCTTCTAGTGGATTTTCAAAGTTTACCTCAGAAGCACCATATAAAGGTTTACGAATTATTTCCGTATCTTGATCGTCGTCTACCTTTGTTCGTAGAACTACAAGTCGATCTGGAACACTCAAAAATCTAACACTCATACAGAGATAACCAAAACGTTTTCCGTTTTCTTCTGGTGGACTAAAGCGAACTAGATTTTTTACATCAAGAATATATTCTTTTAATTCATCTCCCCCATCACTCACCACGATCAATTCACAGAAGTCAGCACTATACTCATCGCCAAGATTAGTAGTAGCATTTCTGAACTTGACATTTATTGTATTATCAGTTCCAGTGGGATTTGATACACCAGAATTATCATAAAAACTACCAGAGCCGCCTTGTGCTTTATAGCGAGGAGATAGGAATAGGAACTCACCTGTGCTACCTGAATCTACATAACCCGTTGTTATTCCTAATGGAGAGGAGATGGAAATCGTATCTTCGTCGAACTCAATGCCAAGATCAACGGCAGCAGTTAGTCCTCTGAATTGAAAAGTTGCTCCGCTTGGATTTGGACCAGCAGTGGTGGTTTGTTTGAAGATTTGACCAGATGGATTGCCGACTGAATCACCGAGTGCAGTCACTCCTTCAACATAAGCATTCTGTCCAGAAATACCAGCAACATAAACCACACTCTCATCAGACAGTGTTAGTTTGATTCTTTCTTCACCATTGGATGGATCAATTTCAGACCACTTATAACGTAAAACATAAGGAGCATCTGGTCCAGTTACACCAATAGGACCAGTGTCACCAGTATTACCAGTGGCACCGATTGCTTTAATTCCCTCTGGTCCCGAAGGTCCAGTTATAGATTGAAACGTAGTGTAAGCCATATGATCCTCTTATTATATATCAGACTCAGGGAAATCTTACTCTCCATCTAGCCCGACCGTTAATGAATGCATTTTCGTTATTTGCATTACTAAAGAATTCTTTAACAGGTCTGGAATTACCAGATGTTATTTCTACCGCGTTTGAGAACGAACTAAAGTATAATTTTTCGCTATTGGTCTCGCCGAATGGAAAGTCTGGTAATACATTTGGAATATACTCTGGTCCTACCTCGGTGGCCTCCTCGCGGAATCTTATGAATTGATCTCCATCCTTATCATTCGTCGTGTTGTTAATATTCTCAAGAGTATAATTTGCTTTAAAGTCTTGTGCTTCATCATTGTTACTGAATATTAGTTCTATTCGCCATTCTTCGGGAATACCTAGATTCTCCGGAATATATCTGAAGTTTATTTTTTCAATTGACAATTGGTTCCTAAATAGCGAACCCGCTCCATAGGTATCTTGACAGCAAGGACACTGAGAACCCTGAGGACTTAATCCTCCACACGCAAGACCTTCAAAACCCTCTGTATAGGGGTTAGTCTCACAGGATCCCGCGGCACATTCCTGACAACCAATTGCGTCGGAATCAGTTACGTTTCCACTAACTACTGGAGGACTAATACTCCAGGCCCTATCGCATAGGTTGAGTCCACTAGTATTACATTGATCTTCGGGAACCATAATACATTCTGATCCATTGTCGAAACAGCAGTTAACTAAAGAAGGCGAACCACATCCGTTACACACATCACACACTTCAGAATCTACACTGGCACTTCCGTTAACATTGGTGTTGGTTCCAACCATATCTCTAACACCACATCCACTTAATATTGAGGCGGTGCAATTACCTTCCTCAACAACACGACATCTCTTGGTTCCAAATTGATCTACATTGTAGCAGCAATTTACTAGTGTTGGATCTTTAGGATCACCACATGTGTCACAGTTACTGCCAGTTAGAGTCCAAGATGGGTTGGTTGATACATCTGAGTGTAAGGTGTTCAAGCAGTGATACTCTCCTACTGGATATGCACACTGCCATTCGGCTTCCTCACTTGACTTGTAACAACAGTGACCCCAGCCAGACTGAGTTGAACAATCAAAATCGTCACATGTAGTATCCTCTACACCCGCATATGTAGTTGAACTTCCAATCACATTGAGAGACTGAGGGAAGCATACTGCACGGTTTGGATCTTCAAAGCAATTAAACGCTCCAGTTCCATCTGTTGCTGGTATTCCCTGACAACAAATTGGTGCTAGATCAGTAGAGAAGTTACATGGATTTTCTCCTACACATGATCCATCTAGAGTCCAGTTCTCAATACTAATGTTACCACCGCCTGTAAGAATTGTTCCGTCCTCTGGTAATACGTTATCCTCACAACTTTCAATTGAGAAGGCGGGCGGGGACTTACAGAATCTACCAGTTGGGTTTACTGCACTACAATCAACACCCTTTGTCCATGAGATTTTGATCAGACCACCCACGCCGGCGATCCCGTCGGTTGCACCACCACACTCTGCTTCGATTGTTTGTGATGTTACGGCTTCTGCTAGTGAAGGATCGCCACTAGTGTTTAGAACCTGATAACAGCAACCTGTTGGATTTGAATTACAAGATTCAGGCCCTTCGTCTGGTCCTTCTTCCCATGCACCTCCACACTGATTTTGACATGTATAACTATGAACCGAATCTGTACAGCAGTTACCGAGTGCATCGGATCCGCAATCGCATGTTAAGTTGCCGTTTGGACATGGATTATCTGTTTGTATCCATACTCCACCACAGTCTGTAAGTCTCTTTTCGGTACAATCTCCATCACAGCACTGACCGAATGGACATGGGTTGTCTGATGGATCACATGACTCTGCGGGGAAGAGTGAGGAGTCTTCACTACACGTTGTCTCTTGTGTGCAGTTTCCAGTTGAGCAATCCCAGCAAGAGACTAAAGGTTGATTGAATGGTTCAACAAGATCTGCAAAGCCACCACACTCAGTACAACTATCTCCTCTACAGAATACTCTGTTCTGACAGTTTGTGATCAACAGACCTCTCTGCTCATGTTGCTGAATACCGGCGGGAGTTTGATTAATAGTCGTTTCGATTCTATCCTTTGGAGTTCCTGTTTTCGGTTGTAGATTATCTTCACAACCATCATTTAAACAAAGACCTAAATTGTTGTCTGTTGTTCCAATCAAAGATTGGTTTTCATTTGCTGGATTGTTGATACCATATAGCAATGAAGTATATCTTGAGTTGTCAAACTCTGATGGCCAGTCAGACTGTCCCGCGATACATGGAATGGTTTGGTTGCAGATAACAGGAACGAACTCAAACGCCAGTCCGCCAGGTAGTGGCGCTAGTGGTTGTATCAAAGTTTGATAGGTTGCCTTAGCAGAGTAATCAACATACTGAAGATTCTCGAAGTCACGATCTTCATCAAAGTCGTTACAACCCTCTCCTACCAGATTAGATGACCGTAGTTCATCTATCAAGGATCTGCACTTGGTAGAAGACTCTTCGAATGTTTCCCTATCTAAATCAGAATAAGTTCCAATATTAGAATTACTTACATTAGACCACTCAATGTTTGTAGCCTCTCCTCCACAGAAAGGATTGTCTAGGTTAACAGAGTTACCACACTCATTATAGTAAACACTCTCTAAATAACTCTTGTATAGATCAGCACAAGTATCGTTCCACTCACCACCACTCTTGCAACAATTTACTGTATCATCTCGAACGGATGTAGTGTATGCACAGAAAGAGTTTAAACATGGTTCACATGTGAATACAGTTGGTCTTCCATTCGTCGATTTTTCCCAGTTCGCTTGTTGGCCGTTCCATATGCGAATTGGTGAATTGCATTCTGGACCCACAGAATTACATGGGTAATTCCAATCTGTATTGGAAGGCCAGTTTGTGGTACTACACGTTGTGCTATCTAGCGTGTTGAGTATATCTATAGTTTCTGTCTGAATTGATTTTCCACAAAGAGCATCATTATTTGCTGATAAGCAATCGTCTATCACAGTATCAAAACTAGATTTTGCTTGACCACAAACATTATCATCAGCACAGGAATAATCTTTTCCATAAAGTGAATCTTGATTACAATAGGCTCTGAGTGTTGGTGCTGCAATCGCAGTGGGGGATAGAATGTTTCTATCTGTATTACACTCCATTGCCTTATCATGTCCGAGACAATAACCCTGAACAAGAATACCTGTATCTACATCTACTGCATCGGCACGAATATCATAGTCTGGTGTTGTATCATTCTTACCTGTGACATTCAATTTGTCGTAGTTGGCGAGATCATTAGGAACACCATCAATGTCCACGGTTCCTGCATAGTAATATAGTTGCTTGGATAAACCATTTGCACATGAATCTGGACCTCCGACTTCAGTTGCTTTATATGATAAAACTCCTGCTCTTGCACAGTTTAAAGTTTCAACTTGAACTGGGCCGTCTGGATTACAGGGATTGTCAACACAACTAGCATTTTGGTTGTCTCCAGAATAAATGCCAGGTGGTTCAGATAAAATACAGTCATATTCATTTACCACACTACATTCTTTATTGGTACAACACTGTCCAGTTTCTAGTGGATCGGAGCATGTGTATGTTGGTAGTTCATATGGTCCTGTATTTTGGTTACTTAAGATCACAGAACATCCAGCGGCAAAAACTCCCACAAACTTTTCACCATCATCATTTTCTTGACCAACGGTTGGTAGACCACTTTCGTCTGCTCCGTTTTCTAGTAATAATCTTCTAACAACAACGGCTCTCTTTTTCAGATTTGGTTCCCCGACATTGGACATCTGAGTTTGTAAAACAAAACCCGACTCATTCACAAAGAAGAAATCAGTATCGTTTGCTCTCGTCGAAGTCCAGTATGGAACATCGTTTACTGTGTCTCCGATAAGAATATTAGAGTGAATACGATTCTTCAACACAATGAAAGCCATCTCATTTAGACTTGGAATATAATAATTTCCTTGGTTAGAGAAACCTGGCACATTTAATGACCTTGCATAAGGTATCGCTTCTGTTTTTTCATCATGTGTTACGTTTTCATAATTTGTGTAGTATGTGTTGTGTAATCCATCGGATAGTCTATCACATCCGAAAGCACCACTTATATCATCTAAGTTAACAAAAGTCCCTAGAAGTTTGATGTCAGGCTCTCCCTCTTCTGCTTCAAAAATTTCTTTTATCCACAAAGCCCACTTCTTGAATCCGGGGGGTTGGTTTTCACCTTCTTGTGTACAGTTGCAATTTAGAACTGTACCACAAACATCACATCCTGCATCTTGAGTCCATTGACAATTAGAAGGACATAGAGTCTGTACTATTCGATCGTTACATGTGCCATCAGAACAACAACACGCTCCTGTTGGTATGCTTCTACCTGCACAACAATCTACCTCACTGCATTGAGTTCCAGCACCCATGTGAATTCCACCTAAATCACGACACTCTAGTGGTAGAACGTCAGACACTTGAGATGTATCAGGAAGGCAGCAACATCCTCGTGTTAATTCTTCACAACCATCTTCACCATCAATAATAAATCCTTCACAAGTTTTTTCATCATTAAACAAACCACCGAGTTCAACACATATATCTTGATTGGAAGTAACTTGTCCTTCAATTCCGAGACAGCAACAACCTAAACCTTCACATGGACCGGGACACGTAAAATCTTCACATAATAGATTTGGAAAAAATTTACCACCGATATCACTACATTTGGTTAAAGAAAATCTAAAGCAAGAATTATTTACACAACATGAACCGAGTGTTCCATCACATGGATCTGCATTGCAGGAAATTTGATTGAAGAAAGAACCTGAGCAGTTTTGTGAAAGAACATAATCATTACATTCTTCACCACAACAGGCTCCTATTTTAAGTGTTCCATCAAACGTAGTATCATAATCTCTACCAGCGATGAAGCACTGCCAAGTTTCACCATTGTTGAAAGTGATGCAGTTTACAATGTCAGTGCTGGTTGTACTGAAAGTGGGCCCCACTGGACTGAACTTGAACTTGTTTTCATTGAACGGGTTTTGGTTTTTCGCTAGTCCACCATTTTTAATTATGAATGTTGTATTTACTGTTTCACCAAAAGTCACATCGTCTGTTGTTACAGGTTCAAAACCTTGAACATTTACAATAGCATCTGTAATTTCAAAATCCGCTTGACCAACAATATAATGATTGTTTGTGATTGTTGTATCTACAGTTATTGATTCCCCGTTTTCTGGATCATAACGTTTGATTAATTCTTTAAAGTCTCCAAGAACTGCCTGGAGAGAACCTTCTTCGGCACTAAGGCCTTCTGCAAAGAAAGTATCATCTGCACCTCGAATAAAAGTAGTTCCCGCATAGTGTAAGAGTTCACCTGTCTTACCAACAACTTGTGATAATAGACCAGAACCAAATGGAGCGTTTAACTCAATGTTGTTTGGGGTTTCATTGATATTAATATCGGGACTGGTTCTAAAAGATCGGAAAAATGCAGTATCGCCTTCTGAGTTTTTGAAGATCTGAGCCCCACCACCCAACTGCTGAACGTAAAAGTTTGGCGTTCCTACTGAACCGTTGCTACCTGCTGTTTTTCCAGCAATAGGTCCAAGCGATGCGGTAGATCCGTCAGCGTTGACAAGAACTCTACTATTACAATCTATGATTCCAGCAGTCCAACCAACTATAGCATATCCAGTTGGTCCTGTGGCTCCAATTGATCCAGTAGGACCAATTGGACCAGTTGGTCCTGTTGATCCTAAAGGTGCTTGTGGTCCTCTCGGTCCACTTGGTCCCATGATTGTAGAGATAGTAGAGGAATTAGTCATGCTTTAACTCACGATAGTCTTAATATGTAGGAAAGAATATATCTATACCCGAACTAGATTTTAATGGAACACCATACCACACGGTTCTTTTTTTATTGTCTTTTTTACCAAGACTATAGAATTGATAAACATCAATACCTGAAGTTAAAACTGGATTTAGTTTGTAAGGGAATATCCAGTTTTCTGGCCACACCACCCCACAAGTTTTTCCATCAGTTCTAGGTCTACTACTTCCACCCTTAATTGCAAGAGTAAACGAAGTTGCTCTACCACTTCCAAAGTATTGTTCAAATGTATCAGCAGTTGCCGTAACATCATTGATTTTAATGAAAGGAGCCGATACTCCGAGAGGAGTCGAAGCCGAGGGAACTTGAGAAATATACAATTGATTAACATCAATATACCAAGTGTTTCCCCAAGGTCCAGATGGTCCGTGTGGATCTTCTTGAACATATCTTGTACCGAGGTGTAGGCCTGGATCTACATTAAATTCTATGATTCGTGTTGAATCATTTATAGATCCACCACTGACCTCAGTTATGCCAAATCTAAAACCAACTTCCCTGTACTTACGACATATTGCATTTATTGAGTTACTTTCAGGTCTATAATTAAAACCTGTTGCACCCCGAACAAGAGGAGTGGCTTCCGCACTGTTACCAGCAGTTCCACTCATAAAGGCTATTTGATTTTTCTTTGCTGGTGTGACACCTACGATTTGTTTATAGTTTATATACTCAACAAAAATGTCATCTTCTATTTGAGTAACAGCAATACCACCAGTTCCTTTGATGGTTTTAAGATCCATTGTCCCGATGTAACAATTATCAATGTTGCCTTTAACGAGTTCACTTGCACCACAAATTCCTATATCTTCAACGAATAATTTATATACAAAATTACCAACAGGGCCTATTGATATATCTTCTCCACCGTCACCACCACCAATACTACCGGGACCACCACCTCCACCGTTATTTCCTTCACCTTCGACATTGGGAGAAAAAACATTAGCACCATTAGTATAAAATGTTTTAATATCTAAAGTACCGTCTTCACTAAAATCACTAATTATGACTTCAGAAACAGAAGCACCGGTAGAACCAATTCCACCAGTAGGCCCAGTGGGCCCTGCTGGACCGGGTGCGCCATTAGGGCCGAACCCACCTGTATCACCAGTGGGTCCAACGGGCCCGAAGTTATATCCTGTTATGCTGTTTGCCATTTATCGCCTCAAGTTACGATTTTAAGAACACCACTATCGTTATACACAGATCCAACTTCCAGTCCACTGGTACTAGTAGGTAGTCCAGTTAGACTGAGAGTTTTTAGACTCAACTGATTAAGCAGGGAAGTGTAACTTGAGTCTCCCACGCGGATGATCCAATTTACAGTAACGTAAGGAGGGAGGTTTGTTAGATACTGATATGTTTCTTCATTAAACCCACGATTGATGGTTCCTGTATTATCTCCGATATCATCCATTTCTAATTTAGCATAACCACCCTCTTGATTTAAACCTGCCACTTCTTCTGTATCTACTGGCGCACCCATAATAAATTTATTTCTTAGATCAGGAGTCAGTGCTGATTCTAGCGTGACTAAAGTTATTGCTCGATCAACTGAAGGAGGTAGATTTCCATTAATTACGTTAACTGTTTTTGTTACATCAAATCCATCAATAGTTGGTGTAGTAGTTATTGTTGCATCTTGAGATCCAGATGCAGGACCACGAACGTTTTCATTTCTTGTTACATTAAGGAAACCAAAGTGTTCAACTAAAGCCTTCTGACCACTTGTTTCAATTATTCTTGCCTTTATATTATCACCTTGCTCTATGATAGTTCCATTTGGAATATTACCTGCAAACGTGACTACCTCTCTAAATCCATATCTCTTCTGAACTGCTGTAGAGAAGTTTGGATAAGTCGTCACACTGATGGGACCACCATCACAAAGAGCCCAACCAGATGGAATACTGGAGGTGTCTCCAACAAAGGCATGAATTGAACCTACTGGGTTTACTGCACTCATGTAGATTGCAGTATCTCCACCCAGATAATTACCAACGTAGTTCTTAACTAATCCTCTTTCTTGAGTTATTCCAGAGCCGTCTTGAATTGAAGGCAACCGCACTACGACAGATTTGAGAACTTTTCCAGCATCGTTAGGTGGAACACTATCTAATACACCAGCAGTTTCTCCGCTTAAGAAGAATACCTCATCTCCTGTTGATCCATAGATTGTGTTGTTCCGTATAAATTGTGTTGTTTCAACATCACCTCCAACAACAAAAGTAAACACACTTGCACTTGATGTTGAACTAACTATACCACAAACTTCTGCGTTTGCTGGAGTGTTTGCTTGGGCTAGAGTGTATCCATTTGAACCAACATCAAAACGAATGACATTACCAGCGGTGAACCCGTGGTTTGTTTGAACAATCGGTCCTATTTCTAAGTTAGAACCTACCTGTGTTACTTCTCCAGCAATAGGAGTTCCTGATATATTTGAACTTGAATTATTACAATTACTCATTAGGCGTCAACTCCTGTGTTGTATTCTGCTTTTGCTGCGTATTCTATTCTTATATCATCAAGAGTCACGGCACCGTCCTGTAAGAACAAGTTAAATCCTTTTTCTGAATTAGAGGCTGCTGAAACTTGTTTTCCTTTGCCGATAACACTTCTTGTAGCATTATCAAAACCCTTTGTTCCAGAAGTCTTATTAAGATCTTTACCTGCACTCGCATTGAATGCCATATCTTTAACACCAGTTGGAGAGAAAATATCAATTATGGTTGGTGGAATTCTCATTTCATCAGAGAGACTAAACTGCATGTTACCACTTGTATTCATCGTCACTGAAGGACTTCCATCTTTGGGAATGTTGGTTCCTGTGATCATAGTGTTTTTACCAAGATAATCATTTTTGGTATAACTAGTTTGATAGAATTTGTTTGCTCTACTTCTCTCTTTTGTCCTGTCTGATGGCACTGGGTTTGTAACAACGAAACCAGAATCCATTTGGAACTTTGCTAGGTATAGATCATCATTGTATGCAACGTCAGCGGCTCCAGTGTTACCTGTTATTCCATTATATCGATATGGTAATAAAGAGAAGATCGCATAACTATCATTTGGATTTGTTGTTGCTCCTGCTGGAAGATTTTTTGGCTTAAACGATAATGCGTATCTGGTATATCCCGTAGCACCATCGATGTAAATTAAATTTAATTTTTGAGTGCTTATATCCCCAACAGGAGCGCCGTTCCAGAATTGTTGATATTCTGCTGCAATAAATCCTGTTACTCCAGTTGCACCTTTCGCATAGAACGAAACTGTTACTGGAACTCCAGCGTATGTGTTTGCGTCCTCGATAATATTGCCGTAGAAAATATTATCTCCGAACGTAAAACCACTAGAACCAGTTTGACCTGATCTAAGCACAGAATAATACTCAGGGTTTCCTAGAACTTCAGCCTGACCGAATGAGAACTTCTCTCTCTTGATTGAGAAATCCTTGTCATAAGATCCGGTGAGTGTGCTTTTTCTAATCCAGCGATCAGCAAAGTAAGTATCATCTGTTCCAATATGTGCAGCATCAACTCCGATACCTCTTTGCCAGATATCGAATGCGCCATTATCTAATTGATTTTTTGCAGACCCTGATGTAGTTGAATTAACATATCCACCACCTGCTACAATCGGAGCAGTAAACGCCTGTGATGAACTCTGTGTATTATCGAAGTTATTGTCGCTGGGTGTAGCATAACCCGCTGCGAATCTAGTGTTGAAGAAGAATATCTTAACTCCCAACACAATTGCAGATGGAGACAAGAAATCTCTCGTTGGATTGTTACTTGTTAAACCAAACTGACCAACATTACTATTGTTTTGGTTCATGTATAATAGAGGATCATCTCCTGCTTGTCTATCTGTATGAATTGTATCTCTGAATGTATCAGTGTCTTTTGACATTCCGTATAGAAGTAATTCATAACCACCAGAAACTTCATTGACAATCAAACCGAAAACTCTAGTCTTGTTTGACTCATTTAGTTTTTCATATCCACCGCCCTGTTCTTCGAGGGCTACAATATCACCGATTTCAAATCCAGATCCAGCAATTGTTGTGCGGACGGAAACTCCATCTCCGGATCCACCACCACCACCAGCACCACCTACTGAATTGATTACTTGTCCACGATAGTTCAGCAATACGCCTCTGTCTGGAGATAGACCAACGAATACTGGCTTCGAGACATGTCCCTCGGTTGATGGTTCAGTAAGCGTAATGTTACCGGGAGTTGTTGGAGATAAGAAGTAAGGACAACCAACCGAAAGGATGTTTGTGTCATCAGTTACACTAGTAA